GAGGCCGAGGTCGCGAAAGAGAACGCCGCGCGTGCCGCGTATGCGGGTGTCGCGGGCGGGCGCATCTTCACGCGGATGTGAGCCGATGACCGAGCCCGCCCTCACCACCACCGCCGGCCATGCCCTGGCCGGCACCGGCATCATGGTCGCCGGCATCGCCACCGGCCTGCCAGCCGACCTCATCTTCCCCAGCTTCGTCGGCGCTCTGTGGGCACTCAAGACCGCCGAGCAGGGCGGCCCCTGGGCGCGCGTGCTCCAGGTCGTTGCCGGCACCCTGTTTGCCGCATGGTCGGCGCACCCCGCATCCCTGGCCGCCGCCACCGTCGTTCCCCAAGCCGCGCAGATCGACCCCAGCCTCCTGCGCTATCCCCTTGCATTCGGCCTCGGCTGGGGCGGCCTCGCGCTCGGCCTCGGCCGCATCGAGCGTCTGATCGGAGGAGGCCCCAAGTGACAGCCGCCATCGTCGTCCTCGAGCTCGCCGCCGCGCTGCTGATCGCCGTGCAGGCCATCACGCGCATCAACCGAATGAGCCGCTGCACCGGACTGCCGTGGTTCATCGCCTGGGCAACGCTCGGCGGCAGCGCAGCAGCCGTCGCCGCAAGCGTGCTTGCCGGGCAGACCGTACCCGACGCCTACAGCGCGCTCATCATGACCGCCGCCGCCGCCGTCTTCACGCTCGACCGCCGGAGCCGATGACATGCTGACCGCGCTGATTGACCGCCTCACCGGCCTGCTGCGCCCGACCAAGCCGGCTACGCACGCGCCGTCCGAGCGCGACCGCGCCCCGCTGATCAGCCCGATCACCATCGGCCTGCTCGAAGCGCTCGGCGTCCGGCATGCGCTCGCCGTGCAATGGCTGCCGCACATCAGCCAGGCCGCGCCCCGCTACCAGATCGACGCATCGCATCGCCGCATCGCCGCATGGCTCGCGACGATCGCGCACGAGTCCGCGCGGCTCACCCGACTCGTCGAAAACCTCAACTATTCGGCGACGGGCCTTGCGCAGACATGGCCCTCGCGCTACGCCGACGAGGAAGGGCGGGCGAACTACACAGCAGTCAGGATCGCGCGTAGGCAAGAAGACATCGCAAACCTTACCTACGCAGGCCGCTTAGGTAACGGTTCCGCAGGATCAGGGGATGGCTGGCGCTACCGTGGGCGCGGGCTGATCCAGATCACCGGGCGCGCGAACTACGCCGCATCTGGCGCAGAGCTGGGGCTCGATCTGATCCTGAACCCCGAGCGACTCGAAGAGCCGTACTACGCCGCCCTGTCTGCCGCCGAATGGTGGCGCCGCCACGGCTGCAACGAGCTCGCCGACACAGGCGACCTTGCCGCCGTCACCCGCGTCGTCAACGGCGGCCTCACCGGCCTCGACGACCGGCTCCGCCTCTACAGCGCTGCGCTGCGCTATCTCGGGAGTGCCTGATGTGCTGCCCACGCTGCCCATTATCTCCCGCCTCAAACGCGCTGCCGCTGGCCTTGTGGCTCTCGCTGCTGCTGCCGGCCTGGGCGCTGTCGCGGGCTACCGCCACGGCCTGGACGTTGAGCGCGGCCGCCATGCGATCGAGCTGCGCGATGCCATCGTCGCCACTTTTGATGCTACACGCGAAGACGCTGAGGCTGAATCCCTACGCCGGGCTGCCGAGGCCCCGCGGGTGGCTGCGGCCGCATCTGCATCTCGTGCAGCCCGACGAGCGGGGCAGCTAGATGCCGCGCGCACTGCTCGCCCTGACGCTGCTCTGGCTGACGACAGCGTGCACGCCATCAACCGCGCCGTTGCTGCAGCCAACGCCCTCGATGCAGCGCCCCACGGCCTGCCTGACGTCGTGCCCATTGCTCCCCTACCTGACCGCGCCCGATGAAGTCGCCTACCTCATCTGGACGCACGACCTGATCGACGTCGCCGCGGAATGCAGACGCATGCACGAAGTCTGCCGCCGCGCCAAGGACTGACACCCATGGGCCTCCTCTCCCGCATCTTCCGCCCGCGCGAAACCGCCGCCGACCGCGCGCAATGGCTCGACGGCCTCGCCGCGTCCGCCGGTCGCCAGCTCCAGGCCGAATACCTCGCCGGCCTCAAGACGGCCGCGCGCAGCTTCGAGGCCGCCGAAACCCCCGCCTGGACCGAGTCCTGGAGCGCCACCGCCGTCGGCATCAATGACGACCTCGCGCGCCAGCTCCCCACCATGCGCGCCCGCGCACGCGGCCAGGCCCGCAGCAACGAGTGGGCCGAGAACTACCAGATCAAGCTGCTCGACAACGTGCTCGGCGAGCACGGCATCCGCCTGCAGGCCACGCTCATGCGCGGCAACGGCCAGCCCAACACCCCGGTCAACGACCGCCTCGAACGCGCCTGGCGCACCTGGGGCAAGTCGGCCGACGTCTCCGGCCTGTCGTGGCAAGAGGTCGAGCGCCTCGCGCTGCTCTCGCTCGCCATCGACGGCGAGCTGCTGCTGCGCCTGCGGCCCGGCGCCGGCCCCATGGGCTTCCAGGTGCAGCTGCTGCCCGCCGACGCGCTCGACGTCCACAAGCACGGCGAGTTCGGCACGCACCGCATCCGCATGGGCGTCGAGCTCGACGACGACGGCGCTCCGGTCGCCTACTGGATCAAGGCCGGCAAGTCGGGCGAGGGCTACGCCGACGCGCAGACCGTCGGCAAGCACGTCCGCGTGCCGGCTGCCGAGATCATCCACGCCTTCGAGCGCAAGGAAGTCGGCCAGGTGCGCGGCTATCCGTGGATCGCCAGCGGCGCGCAACGTCTGTGGCTGCTCAACGACTTCGAGCGCTCGGCAGCCGTCGCCAGCTCCAACGCCGCCAAACGGCAAGGCTTCTTCTTTACCCCCGACGGCGAGGCCCCGCGCGGCTTCGTCGATCGCTTCGTCTCCACCGCGCTCGAGCGCGCCAAGGCAGAGGGCAAGGAGCTCTCCGCCGAAGAGATCAACCGCCTCATGTCCGAGGCGGAGAAATTCACCACCACCATGGCCGGGCAGTACGACACCCTGCCCATCGGCTACCAGTTCCAGCCGTTCGAAAGCAAGTGGCCCGAGGTGAGTGCCGACGGCTACGTCAAGCAGCAGGTGCGCGGCTGGTCCGCCGCGCGCGGCATCTCGTATGTGTCCCTGGGCAACGACCTCGAGGCGGTCAACTACTCCAGCGCGCAGGTCGGCATCCTCGCCGAGCGCGACCACTACCGCAGCATCCAGCGCCGCCTCATTCGTTGGCTGCATCAGCCCGTGCTCGAGGCCGCGCTGCCCTGGATCGTCCTGGCCACGCCCGGCCTCAACACGCTTAGCCTGGCCAAGTACGCCGAGGCCTGCGTATTCGTCCCGCGCCGCTGGTCCGGCGTCGATCCCATCAAGACCGCCAACGCCGACGAGACCAACCTCCGCAACAAGCTCACCAGCCGCCGCCGCATCCTGCTGGAGCGCGGCGAAGACCCGGACGAAGTGTTCGCCGAGATCGAGGATGAAGAGGCCCGCTTCGGCCCTGTGCCGCCAGCCTCGGGCGCCGCGTCGGCTGCTGCCCAAACTGAGCAGGATGACGACGATGCCGAAGACCCGGACGACGCCGACGAAGCCGCCGCAGAAGGGCAGGGCGCTTGATGCGCGCCGCTCCTCGCCCGCGTGCCTGCGGAAATTTCTTGCCTAGTTTTGCCCATCCCGCCCACGGAAACTGACGCCATGGACACCACGAATACCACCCGCGATGAAGCAGCGACGGGGAGGCCGGAAATCTCCGGCTTCCCCGGCTTGGGTCAAGCCCTCGATACGCTCGGTAAGCGCCAGCGCCTCGAAGGCACGCTGCACCGCAGCCTGCCGGCCGAACTCACTATCCGTGCTGCAGAGGCAGGCGGCAGTGAGGACGGCCTGCTTCGCCTGCGCCTGTCTGTCGCCTCTGAACAGCCCTATCTGCGTCAGTCCTGGTGGGACGACGACTGGATCGAGATCCTCGGCCACAAGGCCGGAGAGGTCGATCTTACTCGGCTGGACGGCGGCTCCGGCGTGGTCCTTGCCAATCACGACCGATACAGCCAGATCGGCAATACGCCGTTGGCAAGCATCGGCGTAGTCGAGCGCGCATGGGTCGAAGGCGGGCGGCTCATGGGGGATGTAGCGATCTCCCGCCGCGATGCTCTGGCCGACCTGCGCCAGGACATCGCCGATGGCCTCGTGCGCAATGTGTCGATCGGCTACCGCATCAATGAGCGCGTGCTCACCCGCGCGGGCGGAGAAGTGGCCGACGAATACCGCGTCACCAGCTGGACCCCCTACGAAATCTCCCTCGTCGACATTCCTGCCGACGCCACCGTCGGACTCGGCCGCGCTGCCGACGACACCCAAACTCGCACCCCGCAGTATCGCGTGGTCGATCTGCCCGCCCTGGGCAACAACACTGGAGCTAGAGCTATGCCCGAAGACAACGTCCAGGCGGTCGCAAACCCCACCGCCGCCCCGCAACAAGCCACCCGCTCGGCGGATGTCAGCGTCAGCGGCACCGACCACCTGGCCGCCGAGCGTGCCCGCGCTCGCGAGATCCTCGCCATCGGCCGTCAGTTCGATGTCTCCGACCTGGCCGATGCCGCCATCGACGCCGGCACCTCGCTAGACGCATTCCGGCAGCAGGTGCTGTCCCGCATGCGCGACACTGGCAAGATCCGCGTCGCCGAATCGCCCGAAATCGGCATGAGCGAAGCCGAGGTCAGGCAGTTCTCTTTCTGCCGCGCCATGCTCGCCGCCGCCGATCCGGCCAACGCCCACCGCATCGCTCCGTTCGAGATGGAAGCCAGCCGCGCCGCGCAGGACAAGCGCGGCGACTCGCGCGACAAGATCCGCGAAGCCGCGATGACCATTCCGGTCGACGTGCTGTCGCGCGGCCTCGTCGTGCCGCAGGACATGGCCCGCAGCGCCGCCCGCATGCTGCTCTCGCGTGTGCAGCGCAACGCAGGCGCTTACGGCGACATGATGCGCGACCTCGTCGTCGGCACCCCGACGGCCGGCGGCAACCTCGTCGCCACCGAGCTGCTCGCCGGCAGCTTCATCGAGCTGCTGCGCAACGCCATGGTGCTCGACCGCCTCGGCGTCACCATGCTGCGCGACCTCAACGGCAACATCGCCATCCCGGCGCAGACTGGCGGCGCCACCGGCTACTGGGTCGGCGAGAACACCGCCATCACCAGTGAGTCGCAGCAGACCATCGGCCAGGTCACGCTCAGCCCGAAAACGGTCGGCGCCTACACCGACTTCTCCCGCCGCCTGCTGCTGCAGTCGTCCTTGGACGTCGAAATGTTCGTCCGCGCCGACCTCGCCGCCACCCTGGGCCAGATGATCCAGTCCGCCGCCATTAACGGCGCCGGCGGAAGCGAGCCCACTGGCCTGCTCAACACCGTGGGTATCGGCTCTGTGGCCGGTGGCGCCAACGGCCTCGCGCCCACCTATGACCACATGGTCGACCTGGAAACCGCCGTCAGCGTGGCCAACGCCGACGTCGGCAACCTGGCGTACCTCACCAACGCCAAGGTGCGCGGCAAGCTGCGCAAGACGCAGGAATTCGCCAGCACCAACGGCAAGCCGGTGTGGACCTCGGGCCGCGAGCGCGGTG